AACAACTGGTGGATCTCCTGAAACCATCTATAGTGTTGATGCTGCTTCAATTAGTTCTATGAATTTCGGTAGAAACATTGCTATATTCGAAGACTGTCTGTATGTTTCAGCTAAACATGCTGAAGGTTCACCCCTTCAAGCAGTCTATAAGTACAATACTTCATCCTTTGTTTCCGGTCATACTGCCGTACCTTACTTAGCGAAATGGTCTGGATCAACACAAAGTCTTGGTTCAAATGATGATTTTGGTTCTTATATTGGTTCTATATCAGCAAGTTCTAAGGGTACTATAATTGGAGCACCTAATTACGGAGCTTCAGATTGGAATGGTGGTTATGTTAATACAGGTCGTGTTTATTACATGCAAAATTACTCAAATGGAACAAGTAGTGGTCTAACTCAATTAAATACGAGTTCCATGAATTTACAACATAATGAATGGGCAGGTGACGAGGTTTACACTGACGAAAACTATGTATATGCTAAATTCACTGGAAGAAGTTTCTCTGGTGCAAGTGCTGTTGCAGTATGGTCGTGGGATGATATATCTGCGGCTCCTACTATAATACAGACTGAATCTGGGTCTCTTGATATAGGTTCTTTAGTTTCCAGAGAAGCACTACCAACATTCATTTCACCGCCATTACCGCCTACGCCTGCGACATGGGTAGCTGTGGGCGCATGGGCTGACGACGACAATGGAGAGACCTCTGGTTCAACATATGTTTATGACATAAATAATTTAACCGCACAACCAACTAAACTAACCGCATTTGATGGTGCTGGTGGTGATTACTTTGGATGGTCGGTATCTGGTAATAATGATAAGATCGTTGTGGGCGCAAAGTATGACGGTGATAATGGACTTTACTCAGGTTCGGTTTACGTCTTTGATGCCAACGACTTATCTGCACAACCAACTAAACTAACCGCATTTGATGGTGCTAGTGGTGATCAATACTCACTTTGTACCGTTACTACCAATGATAAGGTAATTGTTGGTTCTGCGTATGATGATGACGATGGGACTAATTCGGGTTCAGTATACGTTTATGATGCAAATGATCTATCCGCTGCACCGACTAAACTGAAAGCATTTGATGCTGCTTCGGGTTCTTGGTTCGGACAAGCAGTAGCATCTAATGATGATAAAATTCTTGTTGGTGCACCATCTGATAGCAATATTGGTGCATACTCTGAAAATGGTGCCGTATACGTTTATGATGCAAATGATCTATCTGCGCAACCAACTAAACTAACTGCATTTGATGCGGCTAATGTCGATCTCTTTGGATCTTCTATATCTGCTACTGCTGATAAGATAGTAGTTGGTGCATATAGTGACGATGACATGGGAAATACTTCGGGTTCGGTTTATGTCTTTGATGCCAACGACTTATCTGCGCAACCTATTAAGTTAACTGCTTTCGATGGGGAATCGGATGATTACTTTGGATGGTCGGTATGTGTTAATTCTGATAATATATTTGTTGGTGCACATGGAGACGACGATGAGGCAAATGCTGCCGGTGCGGTTTATGTCTATGATTTAAGTGACCTATCTGCACAACCAACTAAACTGACAGCGTTTGATGGTGCTAGTAGTGATAACTTCGGAAGATCTTTAACCGTTAGTGAAGATAATCTATTTGTTGGTTCATATCTTGACGATGACAATGGAGGTGAGTCTGGTTCAGTATATGTCTATGATTTAAGTGATCTATCTGCACAACCAACTAAACTGACAGCTTTTGATGCCGCTAGTGGTGATAGATTTGGTGCTTCAGTTGCAGTAGGTTGATATTAATTTAACAATAGAGAATTAGAAAATGGTTATTATATATGAAACCTGAAGTTTGGATGATACAGATACCCAGTAATCCAATATCAATGTACTACCGTGGTAGAGTTGAAAATTCTTGGTCAAGATATAATTTAAATTTTTTTAATGCAGTAACTCCCGAAGATTTGAAAAATAAAAAAATTTTAAACTTTGGAAAGAAACGAGGATTGGTTGAGTTTAGTCTTACTGAAAAGGCTACTTGGTATAGTCATTTTGAACTTTGGCAAATGGCACTAAAAAGGCCTATATTAGTAATAGAACATGATGCTTTGTTAACTAAAGAAATTTCGGAAAAATTTTGGAAAAAATCTATGGTTTGTTTGGGTTACGCTAATGTTAAAAATCATCCTTTAGGGAATAATCATAAAGCTAAACTTGCTGGACTTGCATATTACATTACGCCAAATGTTGCAAGAAAAATGATCAAAAGTGCTGTGGAAACTAACATTATAGAATTTAATTCTGATGCTGTTATACATGATTTTTGTAGGAAGAATGGGGTACTTGAATGTACGCATGTTTTTCAATTTGAAAATAAACTAATAGGAAATACAATAGAGCATTATAAAAAATGAAAACATTTAAAGAAATAAGAGAAGGTGCAGAAAACTACACCATGAAGAAAGGACCTTACACTCGTAAGGTTGATGGTAAGACTGCTGACCGAATGAAAAGACAGGGTTGGAAACTAGTTGCTCGTGAAGAGGTTGAAGAAGCCCGACAGATGAAAGATCCTAAGAAGGACTCTATGGTTCAGAAGGGTGGTAAGACAATCGTAATCGATAAGTCCAAAGAAAAGGAATACCTAAGAAAAGGTTGGTCTTTGGCAGAGGCTTTCGAACCTCACAGTTACTCTCACGAAAATCCAGAAGTGAAGGAATCTGTTGAAGAAGCAATCTCATATGGTCGTCCTAAGAAATCTACAGAAAAGGACTCTGCTGATGTTGATGATTACAAAGCAACTTCTGATGATCGTAAAGCTGCGGATAAGAATGTGATTATGCAGATTCGTCGTGGTGTTGATATGCCTAAGGGTTGTACTGTAACTTTTCAGGATGGTAAGACTCAGAAGTTTCCACAAAAGGCTTGTCAATTAGTTGCCAAGAAATTTGATTCTTTCAAGAAACCTGCTGTACGTAAGAAGTTTCAAGATGAGATTAATAAGTCATTGCCTTCTATGAAGAAAGCAATGAATATGAAAGGATAATACCATGAAAAGATTTTCACAGTTTCTATCAGAATCTTGTTGTGACGATTGTTCTACCTTAGATGAAGAACTTGTCATTGAGGATGCGGAATACGTATCTGAAGAGGGTAAGAAAGAAAACGTCAAGTTGAATAAGATTCAACGTGGTGGTTCTAAGAAGTTTTATGTGTATGTAAAGAACGATAAGGGTAATGTTGTAAAGGTATCTTTTGGTGATCCTAATATGGAGATCAAAAGAGATGACCCTGAAAGAAGAAAAAGTTTCCGCGCAAGACATAATTGTTCAGATCCAGGCCCTAAGTGGAAAGCTAGGTACTGGAGTTGTCGTCAGTGGCGTGCTAGTGCAAAGGTAGAGTGATGAAATCTTTTAGAGAGTATACCTCTTCAGATGTTGTAACTGAAGCGCCTACAGGTAAACTGATAAAAAGAATGATGGCGAATACAGTTCAAAAGAAAAAATATGATGCAGCTCTTAAAGTTTTGAGAGATATATGGACCAGAAAGAGCAAAGAAAAACCCGGCAGACATGGTCTTCCGTATTATGCCAGCGGTGTGGCTAATCAGTATAATATCGATACTAGAGTTTTGGTCGGTATCGCAAAAAAAGCAGGACTTTAATATTATAAATAGAATAATAAATTTAATTTAGATGGAACTTTTTAATGTCGGAATCACAAGAAAATTGGAGAGATGATCGTCTCAGTAGAATTGAAGAGAAGATAGATAAACTATCCGATGCAATGATATCTTTGGCTAGAGCTGAAGAAAAACTCATTGCGATAGAGACTTCAAATCAGAATCAGTACAAAAGAATTAATAGAATGTCTGAAAAAATAGACAATCTAGAAAGTAAAGCCGATGAATCTCATCGTGCGGTAAAAATCCTATACGGTATTATGTATGTTGTTGCTACTGCCGCGTTAGGTACAATGTTTAAAATTTTAACAATGAATATACACTAAGAGGCTAAAATGTCAAATAATAAATTAATCGGTGCGATAGAGGCATATAAGTCAATGGTCTCTAAAGAAGAAGCACTAGAAGAAAAGAAAACTCTCGACCCTGTCGATGATAAAGCGAACGATAAAAAGTTCAAAGATCGAAAAGATAAGGATATTGATAACGACGGAGATGTTGACTCTTCTGACGAGTATCTACACAAGCGTCGTAAAGCTACCGATGATGCTATTGATGGCGGTAAGAAACCAGCAAAGAACGAAGCTGTAGATGATACTGAAGCGGAAAAGGACGATAAAAAGAAACCTTTCCCGCCCAAGAAGAAGGGTAAGGAAGATGATGGAGAGACTGAAGTTGAGAAGGATGATGATGAAGCAGATCCAGTTGATACCGATAAAGAACCTGAAGTAGATGGCGGTTCTGATATGAAGAAAAACCCTAAAACTGCGGACAAGAAAGCGGAGATATCAAAAATCAAAGAATCTTTTGATGCTATGTGGGATCAGATTGTAGAAGCTCATGGTAAGAAAGCTCCTGAGTCTGCCGCTAAACCTGAAGGTATTATGGACAAAGAGTCTCCTAAGTCCAAAGAATTCGCAAAGCAACATGACGCGGACACCCCAGAAGTTGTTGCTGATGGTGAAAAGGCTGCGGAGACAGCGTCTAAAGCTGGAAAGGGTGGACCCTCCAAGAAGAAAAGACCTAATGATAACGAGATTGGTGATAAAAAACCAGTAAAAGGTTCTAATTAAGGGTAAACTTTGAGATTTTATTATGGAAATTGATACTTTATTTACATACGTATTAATATCTTTGGTTATTGGTATCATAGGGTATATAATGTTATTTAAGAAAACTGATCCTAAAACTGGACAATTGACCTCAAGATTTTTGACGGAATCTCCCCCTAAAAAATCCATCGATAAGATGACTAAAAGAGAACTTATCGAACTCGCCAGTCATCATGGAATAGATATAGTAAAGGATTTGAAAAAGGGAGATATGTTGACCACATTGAAAAACTGTGGTCTTAAGTCAGAATAAATTTCTGTGAAGTTTTACATTCTCACTTCTAATCATATAGAGTGCCTAAAAAGACACTTTTATAAAATACCTACTGGTGAAGCCGTAGTCGTCATTAATTCTTTGGATGAGAATTATATAGATGCTGCGGTTTCTTTTTGTGTAAAACATAAAATAGAACACTATGTTACTGAATCGGATGGAACTCCAGCAACTGGTAAAAACTCTGTACTAAAATTATTCCTAGAAAGCGATAATGAATACATGGTGCATATTGATGGAGATGATATATTAACTGAATATGGAATAGACCTTTACAAACGCATGTCTATGTGGTATAATGCACCAGATTGTTTGGTTTTATATCGACAAAAAGCAGTAAAAAAATCTAAAAGGGGAGACTGGTATGTACATTATTTCCCATTTGATAAGTCTTCTTCAGAAAATCAAAATATATCTAAAGAAGATCTTATAGATTTTTTTATGGACAAAGAATATGGAAACTACTCAAAAAGTAAGGCACAAAAATTAACTGAAGAAAGATTAAAATTTAATGACACTGTAAAAAAATATAGTGAATCTCACGAATCTATGTGCAGAATAGTTTTCTTCTCTAGAAAATGTGCGGAAATGATGAATTATGATAACTCTTTAGTTATTGGTGAAGATACAATACAATTTTTAAAACTTAAAAGGATCGCACTTAGTGGTGGTCTAAATATGGTAAGATACAGAGAAAGAACTAAACCCACATATTTCTATATGCAAGACTATGAGGGAACTGTTAAAAAAAATAATTGGGACTGGGTTGGACCATTTAATAAAATGGTAGAACAATTGGGGACTTTACCGGAATATCAGAGCTTACCAGAGTTTTTAGATGATGGAACTAACAAGTAAAAATTTAATATTATATGCAGCACAACATTATTATAATCCAACATGTATAGACAGTGAAGAATTCTTTTCTGATTTAAAAAGATTCAAGTACGTAAAAAGATTATTAAATAAATATGTATCTTCTAATGAATTGTCCGAAAGACTTATATTGAATCATCTCATCGTGATTTTTAATGTTTTCGGGAATGAAGCTGGAGTAGAGATGTTAGCATTAAAAATAGAAGGTATTGAACAGTGGAACGCATTAAAACCTTTCCTTATATTTTTAAAGGCGATAAATAATGATGATCTGACTGGTATTAATATGGACAAAAACGTAATAAAGACACTAAGAGATATGAGATAATGGGACTATTAAAATCAGCAGCTGACTTAGTTTATACGGTAAGATTTTTAAAATTACTGGTCACACCCATAGAAGAAACCGAAACTTTTAAGGCTGGAATTATAGACAAGGATGGTAAAAAACGTAAAGACTATAGTATGAATACTATGGACGAAAGAGAAGCTTACCGAAACTATTACACTCCTTTTCATAGACTTGTTTTCAATATAAAGAAACTTATGGCAAAGGCTCCGGGCGGAAGTAGTCGTTTAGCATCATACGCAGCTGCGTTATATTTGATCAAAGAACATGGAGAGTTAAACGACAAAGGAATAACGAAAATTCATAAGGATACTGGGATAGATATTCTAGACATCCTACAGGAACAGTCTGAATGGTTTATGTTAGAAAATCATCAGGTATCTCCTGGCGTTTACAGAATAAAGGAAGAAACAGTAACTTCAAATTTTATTGAGTTGGTTTCCTCTAATGACCAGATAAGAATAACTGAAGATAATTCTCAACCTTGTGGTGAGATTTTTGGTATAAACATATATGAGGCAATACACATAAAATCTCAACAACCCATGTATGTAACCACAGGTGAACTAAAAAAATGAATCTCGTCGAAGACTGCGAGTTTCTCACCGAAGGTTGGCCCAAAAGAGAGGGTCATGTTGTTCCTAGTGAGGTAACGTGTCTTATTTTTTCTGCAATACTAAAACAAACTAACTGCAATAACTTATTTGAGATTGGTTTTAATTATGGACATAGTGCTTATACCTTTATGAGTGTTATGAAAGAACTGAATTTACATTCCGTGGATATCGGTCAGTATGATCATACCCTTGTAAATGCGGAAAAAATTAAGAATATGTTCGGAGAGAGATTTACTTTTTCTCACAGAAATTCACATTCTATAGAACCCCACGAGATAGAAAATTACGATATGGTTTTTATTGATGGTGATCATAGAACAGACGCAATGTCTAGAGATCTTAATTTATGTAATAATGCGAAAGTAAAATATATATTGGTCGATGATTATGTACGGTGTATGTCAGAAACAGATAAGATATATCCAAGAGATTTGGTCGATCACTATCTTACAAAACTAGATTTTCCGTATCATAAATTAAAAGAGTATATATATCCAGCAACAGACAGACAAAATCACATGATTTTATTGGAGAGAGATTAATGAGAACATTTAAACAGTGGAAAGATAATTTTGAGGAAACAGCCTCAACATCTACGACTTCGGTTGTAGGAACTGGAGACGATAGTTCTACAGTTGTCGTTAGAAAAAAATATGACAGAAAAAAGAAAAGAAAAGATGTACCACCTATATTACAAAGAATGATTGACAGAAGAGAAAATCCTGAAATTTAGCTTTACAAAATTATTTTTTTATGTTATAATGTAGTAATATTATTTTGGAGTATTGTAATGTCAATTTTAAACATGGAACTGGTCTTGATGACCATAGAAGAAAAATCTGTAGTATTTTTTAATGGTAATCAAAAAAGTTTAGATGACGTAAAAAAAATATTTAAGTCTCAAGATTATGATGAAAATTCTATAGTACTTGTTAATATAGAAGGTGTTTGTGACACAGATCTACCCAAAAATATATTTTTGTTAGAGAATCCGGAAAGTTCTCTTAGAAATCATATTTTATGGCAAGGTATTTTTGAGGATGTTGAATCTAATAAGTATATAATGAATAAAGTGAAAGATTTTATTTTAAATGGAAATCAACTTCTAGTGGAGAATTATGATTTTGAAGAAAGTGAACCATTTTATGACTATAGTAAGTGAAGATTGATAATGTCTATAAGAATAAATAAAAAAAGAGACGAGTTACTGACAGACTACGCTCTATCAATGTTACAAGACTTCTACATGCAAGAAGGTGAAGTTAGTCCACAAAATGCATATGCCCGTGCTGCCACAGCGTGGTCGACCTATAATGGAGAACTCGAAGAGGGTCTCGCACAGAGACTCTATGAGTATGTGAGTCAGAAATGGTTCATGTTTGCCTCTCCAGTATTATCTAATGCCCCTAATCCCAGAATAAAAAAGAAAAACAAGGGTCTTCCGATATCTTGTTTCCTCACCTATGTGCCTGACACAGTCGAGGGACTCATAGAGCACTCTTCCGAACTAAGATGGTTGTCTATTATGGGTGGTGGAGTAGGAGGTCATTGGTCGGATGTCAGATCAGTTTCAGATATAGCTCCCGGCCCTATGCCCTTTTTACATACTGTCGATGCGGATATGATCGCATATCGTCAAGGTAAAACTCGGAAAGGTTCTTACGCGGCATACATGGATGTCTCCCATCCAGAAATAATCGAATTCCTTAATATGCGTATCCCCACTGGGGATGTTCAACGTAAAGCTTTGAATCTCCATAACGCCATCAATATCAGTGATGATTTTATGGAAGCCGTAAAAAATAACAGAAACTTTCATCTAGTTTGTCCTAAAGGAAATACTATAAAAGATACTGTCAACGCTCGTAAATTGTGGGAACGTATTTTAGAAACGAGATTTCGAACAGGGGAACCTTACCTAAATTTTATAGATACCGCCAATAGAGATCTCCCTCAACCATTAAAAGACTTGGGTTTAAAAATTCAGGGAAGCAATCTATGTAATGAAATACATTTACCCACAGACAAAGATCGTACTGCGGTTTGTTGTTTGTCCTCCCTCAACCTTGAGTATTATGAAGAATGGAAAGATACTAATATCGTTAGGGATTTGGTTCGTATGTTGGATAATGTTTTAGAACATTTTATTCAGAATGCTCCAGATAGTATAAAGAGAGCCAGATTCTCTGCGTATAGAGAAAGATCCATAGGCCTTGGTGCAATGGGTTTTCACTCTTTATTACAGAAACATGGTGTAGCTTGGGAATCGGAGACCGCCAGAAATATAAATAATGCGGTCTTTAGTCATATCAACTCTGAGGCTGTTGCGGAGACAAAACATCTTGCAGAAATAAGAGGAGAATATCCGGATGGTCTGGGTAGTGGTCGCAGAAACGCCCACTTAATGGCTATTGCTCCTAACGCATCTTCTGGTGTTATTTTGAGTACAAGTCCTTCTATAGAACCATCAAAGGCGAATGCTTACACACACAGAACTCGTGCTGGTTCTTTTTTAGTTAAGAATAATTACCTTATAAAATTACTAGAGGAGAAGGGGGAGAATAACGAATCCAATTGGACATCAATTATAACCAATAAAGGTTCGGTACAACATTTACCATTCCTCACAGAAGGAGAGAAAGCGGTATTTAAAACCGCACAAGAACTTGATCAGACTTGGGTTGTTCAACATGCTGGAGATCGACAAAAATATATTTGTCAAGGACAATCCGTTAATATATTTTTCCCAGCTGGGGCAGATAAACATTATGTCAATAGGGTTCATCTTATGGCTTGGAAAATAGGTTTGAAGGGATTATATTATTTAAGAACTGAAGCTAAGAGTCGTGCAGAAAATGTTTCGGAGAAGGTAGAACGAGTTGCTCTTGGGGAGGATACAAGAACTCTTGTTTATGGTATACCCAATTGTCCTTTCTGTCAGTTAGCGAAAGATGAATTAAAATTACGTGGCATATATTATGATTATATAAACCTAAAAGAAGTGGGTAAGACTGCGGCCGAAGTCACTGGTCGAAAGGTAAAAAGTGTACCTCAAATATATGTCTCCGGAAAATATGTTGGTGGGTACGAAGATTTAATGAAGTTCTTGGACAATCCGGTCCAAGAAGAATCCGAAGAATGCAGAGCTTGTGAGGGATAAATGTCACTATTAGAATTTAGTAAATCGTACAAACCTTTCGCCTATCCTTGGGCGGTAGATATGGTAAAAAAACATGAAGAGATTCATTGGGTAGAAGATGAAGCCGAACTTTCTGAAGATATTCAGGATTGGAAGACTAAACTTTCTGAACAAGAAAAGGAATTCATAACTCAGATATTGAGACTGTTCACGCAGTCAGATGTTCAGGTAGGAGAAAACTATCACGAACTTCTTATACCCAAATTCAAGAATAATGAAATAAGAAATATGTTAGCGTCTTTTGCTAATCGTGAAGGTGTTCATCAACGTGCTTATGCGTTGTTAAATGACACTCTAGGTTTACCTGATGAAGAACATCACGCATTCCTAGAATATAGTGAAATGGCAGATAAGTTAGACTTCATGAAAGAGGGGAATATAAACTCCCATACCGGACTCGCACTTGTTCTAGCTCAGTCCGTATTCAATGAAGGTATGTCTCTGTTTGCATCATTCGTGATGCTACTAAACTTCCAACGTTTCGGTAAGATGAAAGGTATGGGAACTATTGTAGAGTGGTCTATCCGTGACGAGACTATGCACGTACAGGGTAATGCAAAACTATTCCGTGAGTTCTGTGAAGAACACCCACGTATTGTTAATGACGAACTCAAGTCTAAGATCTATGAGATGGCAAAGAACGCTGTTAAGTTAGAAGACCGATTCATCAAACTTGCATATAAGTCGGGTACCATTGAAGGTCTAACTGAAACAGATGTTAAACAGTACATTCGTCACATCGCTGATCGTAGGCTTCTTCAACTCGGAATGAAACCAAAGTTTGGAGTTAAGGATAACCCATTGACTTGGTTAGATTGGGTCCTTAATGGTGCCTCGCATGATAACTTCTTTGAAAAAAGAGTGACAGAGTATTCCGTAAATGGCATGGATGGAGAATGGGGATGGGAAGAGGAAGAAGAAAGTCCGGTTTGTGGCCTAGATGGTAAAGGTTGTTTAGCATAATGTGGGAGATAGAATGCCCAATATGCGACATTTTTACAATAGTAAAGATAAGGTACGAAATAGATGAGGATGAAGTCCCTCGTTTTTGTCCTATGTGTGGTTCTGATATAGACGCTGAAGAGGTAGATGATTACGAGTAGTTAATATAGACATATATAATTGTTATGTGGATATATGAAGATAAAGAATTTAAACCCGACGATGAGTTCCTCAAAACTTATGTCGGGTTTGTTTATATGGTGACCGAAAAAGATAGTGGTAAAAAATATATTGGTAAGAAGTTATTTTGGAAACCCAAGACTTTGCCCGTCACCAAAAAGAGAAAGAGAAGAGTTAAAACTAAAGTTCAATCTGATTGGATGGATTATTATGGTTCAAGTGAGAATGTTAAATCTTTAGTTGAACAGAAAGGTGGTGAAGCTTTTAGTAGGGAGATACTTAGATTATGCAAATCTAAAGGAGACTGTTCTTACTATGAAGCTAAGTACCAATTTCAATACGAAGTACTAGAGTCTTCGGACTTTTACAATGAGTTTATTGGGTGTAAGGTACATTCCAAACACCTATCTATTAACATGAAAAAATAGGAAATTTATTATGCCAATCAAATGGAAACCCGATACAAAAGACAGGAAAAGAAATATTACTCGGTATTATATACACACTGTTCCTACCGAAGAACTCCAAGAATCTATTGCCAAAGACAACACTACGGGCAAGAAAAAACAAAAAGCCAGAAATGAACTGGTTCGTCGGAAGGCACCCCTAGTAGCGGAAACTGTTGAAGATTAATGAAAATTGCTTTACTTATAAATGGAAATTTTCATCCATATTTAAGACGAGAAATACTTAAAGAAAATTTAAGTTCTCTTCAAAAAATATTTTCCGGTTGTGATATATTTTATCAAACTTGGGATAGTGATGAAGATCGACATATATTTAAGGATATAAGGAATATTGTTGATATAAAGTGGGTACCTAAACCTCCTTTAGCTACTTACGATCCTTATCTTAAGGCTGTAGAAAATCTTCCTAAAAAAGATTTTTCCGGAATTAATAGAATAAAGAACTCTTCAGAGTCCGGAAAACTTATGAGAGCTCACGGTTGTTTCCAACACATATCTCTATTGGAACAGTTCAATTCTATTCCTAAAGATTATGATTTTTATATAAGAACTAGGTGGGATGCTTATTTTAATAATGAATTTCCTCTTTCCGATATTTTAGAATTAGCTAAAGATAATGTCATAGGGATAGCTACTATACCTAATCATAGTAGTGTTTTAGGAAAAACGGTTCGTAATCAAAATGATAATTACCTTCGAGTTAGGTCTAGAAGAGAATCCGTAAAAAAACAGGTAGATGGGGGCATCTATTGTATCATAGATGAAGTCGGATCTAATAATGATTATTCTCCATGCAAATGGAACAACTACCTAAAAGATTTTTGTATAGTATTTAAAAAGGATGACATAATAGATTTTGACATAATGGATCACTATGTGAAAGAAAATTTGTATGGAGCTGAATATGGTTGGCATCAAATTCTATGTAGAAAAAGAAAACATATTAATATAGATGGACTTGTTTCAATATATAGAAATATAGATACGAGTAAAAGGAGTTATGATAGATTAAATAGAGCTAATATGTTATGAATCGTCCTATAAAATTAATTCTTTTTGATTTAGATGGAGTATTAGTAGATGCTAAAAGTATACATTATAAGGCTTTAAACAAAGCTTTAGGTGAAAAATATTCTATAACCGAAAGGGAACACCTTTCAATTTATGATGGATTAAAAACTATACAAAAATTAAATATGTTAACAGAACGTAAAGGTTTAGATCCAAAACTACATCCACAAATAAGTGAAAATAAACAAAAACTCACTAGAGAAATGTTATCCGAACAAAAACCAATAGAAGAAATATGTGAGTTATTTTTAGAGTTAGAAAAACTCGGATATAAAATTGGAGTATGTTCAAATTCAATAAGAAGGACGGTTTTAACTTCACTTTCACAAGCAAAAATAATACAACATTGTTCAGTAATTCTTTCCAATGAAGATGTCAAAAATGCTAAGCCTCACCCAGAGATATATTGGAAGGCTATGTCTATGATGGGGGTTTTGCCGGAAGAAACTGTAATCGTTGAAGATAGTCCAGCTGGATTACTATCTGCACAAAGATCTCGCGCTAATTATATACGAGTGGACAATCCTTATAATACAAATATAAATAATATAATCCCAAAAATTGAGGGTGCACCTATGATAAAAAAGTGGAAAAATGATAAATTGAATGTTCTTATACCAATGGCTGGAGCTGGTAGTCGTTTCAAAGAGGCGGGTTACACTTTTCCTAAACCACTGATAGATGTAAATGGTAAACCTATGATCCAGAATGTTGTTGAAAATCTGGGATTAGATGCTAATTATATATTTGTAGTACAAAAAGAACACAGAGAATATTATAACCTAGATACTATGTTAGGACTAATATCCCCAAAATGCAAAATTATTGAGGTGGATAAGATGACTGAGGGAGCGGCATGTACCGCACTTTTAGCAAAAGAATATATAAACAATGAAAATCCACTATTCTTTGCCAATTCTGATCAGTATGTTGAATGGGAAGTTATGGAGTTTATGTATTCAATGAACGAAAAGAATGCTGACGGTGGTATTGTCACATTTGAGGCTACTCATCCAAAATGGTCTTTTGCCAAAATAGATAATTTTGGTCTTGTAACAGAAGTTGCGGAAAAAAATCCTATAAGTAATCTTGCTACAGTCGGTTATTACTATTGGAAGAGTGGTAGTGATTTTGTTAAATATGCTGAACAAATGATAGAAAAAAATATTAGAGTAAATAATGAGTTTTATGTGTGTCCAGTTTTTAATCAGGCGATCGAAGATTGTAAAAAAATATATACACATAATGCTTCCAAAATGTGGGGATTGGGAACCCCAGAAGATTTGAAATATTTTTTAGAAAATTATAAAAAATAATATTTGACAAATATTTTTTATTGTGTTATAATACACGAATCAATGCTCGGATAGCTCAGTTGGTAGAGCAGCTGACTTGTAATCAGCAGGTCGCAGGTTCGACTCCTGTTCCGAGCTCCATTTTGGGGGTATAGCTCAGCTGGGAGAGCGTCGCCCTTGCACGGCGAAGGTCTGCGGTTCGATCCCGCATACCTCCACCAAACGAGTCCTATGATTGAGGACTAGTAGTTATTTGTTTCTCCTATGATGAGAATGGGATTAATCATCCCAAATAGAAACACGACACCAAGTAGGTCGGTAGCTGGTACCGTTAGTCAGAAGGCTTGGAGACTATGCACGTGCAACGTATAAGGTCAAAGAAGAGTTTTGTGTCACCAGACAAATTTATTCCGTCTTAGCTCAGTTGGTAGAGCAAGTGACTGTTAATCACTGGGTCGGTGGTTCGAGCCCACCAGACGGAGCCATTAACTAGGACTGGTAGTTCAGTTGGTTAGAATGCCGGCCTGTCACGCCGGAGGTCGCGAGTTCGAGTCTCGTCCAGTCCGCCAATATAGGAAAACATCATGGACCCTATAAATATTTGGGAATCACTCAGTTACCTAGACGGAATACTCTTCTCTGTTTGGTTGGGAATTTTGTACTATGGTAAATGTTGGATTGATAACAAGTTTAAAGATTAATCTAATCGGGGGGGATTCCCGAGCGGCCAAAGGGATCAGACTGTAAATCTGACGCGAAAGCTTCGGTGGTTCGAATCCACCTCCCCCCACCATAAAATTTTCGGAGAGGTGGCAGAGCGGTTGAATGCACCAGTCTTGAAAACTGGCATACGTTAATAACGTATCGTGGGTTCAAATCCCACCCTCTCCGCCACCTTTCTCATAAAAAAACTTCATTTAATTTCAAGAAACGCTTGACAAACCTTGTTGGCTGTTGTATAATGGTTACATAAATTGATAAAGAGAGAGTATGTTATGGGAATTCATGTTAGTGTTTACAAACAAGTTCCGTATGGAAACAGTTTTTTAGATAATGTCGACTGCACCGCTGGTGGTGAGTCTTCATATAGTAAGGGTTTTACTATAGTTAATGCAGAGGGTCCTTTCGAACCGTGTTCAGATTACCCAGCTGCGGAATTAATTATGGAAGAACCTATCGGTGGTCGTAAGTGTCTTAGAGTTGTTCCCTCATCGAAGAAGGATAAATGGACAATGTTCGGTGGTAACTATGCCGCAACATCTGACTCACGATTTTCTCAACTTTGTGACCGATTGATTGGTGGTCACTTCTATGGTGCTGTTGCTGTCTTTGACCGAGTGGAGTTTTAATATGACTTTTGATGAAGCCTGTCACTATTTGTGGCGAGAAGAGTTGACCGATTGGGGTGAGTACAAAGTCCCCAATCACGTGTATATAACTAAGGGTACGGACCTTGTGGGTTATGTTCCTTATGGTACAAAGGATGTTAAAATATTTAATTCTCCTATGAAGTCTTGGAGTGCAAGTAGACGAAAGTTTCGCAAGTTTAACAAGAAAGATATTAAATATTATTTTGAAAATAAGTAATAAATGTGTTGACAAAGTGTGTAAAATATTGTATAATACCTATGTATTGATAATTGAGAGAGAGTGTTTATTATGAGTTATTTTGTTAAAGAAGATTTCCAATGGGACGGTATGTACTTGACATACAAAGGTGATTTCGAAGGTGCCAAGTTTATGCAAGATGTTCATCCTAACTGTCACGTAGGTTGGCACGGTAAGTTAAAGCCTGCTTTTGTCGCGAGATTCAAACATGGTTACAAACCTTGGAAAGCATGGGTTAACTTCCTAGTGAAAAATGTTCAGGTTGAGGAGTATATGTATCTTTCTGACCACAACAACAAATTCTTCGATGAAGATTATGGGTACGAAGTCGGAGGTTCTCCGGTCTTCGCGATGGAAACTCTTGGATATAAGGGGAAGACATAATGTACGGTATAGTTGGTGAGACAATTCAATGGGACACTCCTAGTGGTGTCCTTTCTGGTGAAATAATGTTTGTGCACACTCCTGAAGATATTGATTACTACAGTATTGCTACTGGACCCAATCTAATGGACAGACATTTTCTTGATAGTGATACGATGAAAGAACTTAAAGTAAAAAACTTAGGAGAAATAAAATGAGTAAAATGAGTACGGTAGTTTTTGAAGTTCAAGAGTTATATGAACAAGCAGTTTCAGTACAGGATATTTCTAATAAGTTAGACCTCCCTTTAGAATTTGTTAAAGATATTGTTTCTTGTATTTGGGATTACGAATGAATATTTTTAGATTACATGACGACCCTGTTATATCAGCTCAAATGATGTGTGACAAACATGTGGTGAAAATGGTCATTGAATATGCCCAGTTACTATCAACCGCTCATCGCGTTATTGATGGTGAAGAATATACTGATAGAACTAAAAGTGGTCGTAGAATAAAACGATGGAGACTCAATGGTGATGCTCAAGAAAGACTCCTATACAAAGCTTGTCATGTTAACCATCCCTCCGCTATCTGGACAAGAGAAAACAAAAGAAACTACCGATGGTTGTATAATCATTTTGTAGCTTGCGCTAAAGAATATACGCACCGTTATGGAAGAATACACGCTACCTATGATAAACTATCTAGTCAGTTGTGGTTCGCCCCTAAGAATATTAATCAAGTAGGACCTGAGACTGTTATGCCACAATGTATGCCCGAATATTGCAAAAATGATAATGTTACTGAAGGTTACCGTAAATACTATCGAGAAGAAAAAAAGTACTTCGCTAAATGGTCTAACCGAGAGGTACCAAAATGGTTTCAAGAAAAGTAGGCGTTTGGATACTAAGAATAATGCTTATATTTTGGTTAAGTTTTTCTCAGAAAGCTGACGATGAATTGTTTGGTGTTTTAACAAGTATTCGTAGATTTAACGAATGTCGTAGATTAGTAAAAGATAAACCTAATAAAAAGTATATATAATATTAACAGAGGCAATTAAATTATGGCATATACTACAAGAAATCCTGAAGTTTTTGAGATACTTGAAGAGTTCAGTAAATCTAAAAATAAAAAATCTCGATTAGAGGTTCTAAGTAAATATTCTGATGTTCAGGCACTTAAGGATGTTTTAAGAGGAACTTTTGACGATTCTTTAGAGTTTCTTTTACCCGAAGGAAAACCTCCATTCACCCCGAATAACGAAAGAAGTGTTCCCTCCACTCTATTGAGAGGGCATAAAATGTTTGGTATTTTTGTAAATGGTGGGCCTGGCACTGATCTCCCTGCCTACAAAAGAGAAAACAAATTTATAGAACTACTAGAGTCTATCCATCCTAAAGATGCTGATTTAGTTCTCTCTATGATAGAGAAAAAATCACCAATAAAATTCTTAACTAAAAAACTTGTACAGGAGGCATTCCCCGATTTGATCCGTAAGTAACCCAAGGTAGCAGCTTAAACCCACTCGACCTATAAGGAATCTACTATGTCGAATAATAAAGTAAGTAATAAAACTGCAACAATTCATAGAACGTCCATGTCACTCTCCCAAACGACATACAATTATTATTGTAATTCGAATGTGACAACGGATAATTATTATACTACAACAAAGGGTTCCAACTGTTAAATAGGGGGTGATCATATCTCTTCAGGATCAGACCTCGCGTATCCTGTCGTATTGATCTACTTTATGACCAGTGAATTTTATTATGGCAATTTACAACTTTAAAAATAAAGAAACCGGAGAGATCTTTGAAAAGACTCTTCGGATTTCTGACTTAGACGAATTTAAAAAAAATAATCCGGAACTGACTCAGGTTATATTATCTGCGCCTAAACTCGTTTCTGGACATACTACAGCTCGTCAGTTGGCCGGTTCAGAATGGAATGACCATCTGAAAAATATCAAGAAGGGTGCTGGTAAGCACTCAACAATCAACACTTAATATAGGAATATATACATGAATAGAGAAAATGTCTTTGAGACGTTAAAAATAGATGAAGGCGTTAAGTATGAAATTTATCTTGACCATCTTGGTTACCCTACTTTTGGTGTGGGGCATTTGGTCACGGAAAATGATCCGGAATACGGACAAGATGTTGGAACAGAAATCTCTGAAGAGAGAGTCTGGGAATGTTTCGAAACCGATCTGGACACCGCGATTTCCGAGTGCGAAGCTCTATACGAAGAGCGGACTTATGGAGATTTCCCCGACGAAGTCAAAGAGATACTGGTTAATATGATGTTCAATATGGGAAGGACTCGTCTCAGTAAGTTTAAGAACATGACTGCTGCATTACTGGATGGTGACTGGGAAAGAGCTGCTGTAGAAGGTAGAGATTCTCGTTGGCACAAACAAGTAACGAATCGAGCAGAACGATTAATGGTGAGACTAGAGAATGTCTAAAAACGCTATCTTCCAATATATGATAACAAGTAGTGTTGTCGACCAACGTGGAGACATCAAAGGAAGAAACCGATCAGAACTCTATCAAGAGTGCGCATCAATATCTAGGAAATCTTTTGAAGCATATGCAGATTTGATTTGCGCTGACCATCACTACTCGGATAAAAGAGTATTCACTGAAGGACATGGTTGTTCGACATCACTTCTTTATGAATGTCTTCGAGTGATTTATGATCCAATGTTTGACAAATATGATAACGTTCTATTTGTTGATACTGATATTGTAGTGAACACAACAAAAAATATATTTGATGAATGTTGTGTTGGCGCAGAAGTCTATGGTGTATTGGAATCAGATATAGTTACATCAAATGGCGGTGGGTATAATTCTTGGGACTATAAAGAAAGTACATACAATGACTTCTGTTCTAAGTTTGATATGCATAACTGTCCTATATTGCCGACATTACCTCCCAGTAGACCATCTAAGTTGACAATCCTCAATACTGGAGTGGTTATCTGGACTAAGGAAGCCAGACTTCGTGCGAGAAAGGAGTTTGATTCTTGGGAAGATTGGTGTTATTCTCAACCATCTTTTCATATGTCTATAATGAACGATCAACCCTATATTTCCGCACAACTTGGAAAACATGAATTCGACCTAGAATGTTTGGGTCAAGAATGGAACGATTCTCCGCATTATAATACAGAAGAAGAATTCTTCGAAAAGGCTAACTTCTGTCATTATACCGGAGGAGACTGGAAGATAGATATGACTCGTCATTGGCATCAAAGAAAGTATAAAGTAATGCCTTGGGAAAGAACTTTAGTTCCATAGAACACTTGACATTTCTTGTTCAATGGGTTATAATACCTGTATTGAATGGAGATATAAATGAAAGAAAAAGTAATATTAGTAGACTGTGATGGTGTTTTGTTGGATTGGGTCTACGCATTCACTCAGTGGATGGATCGTCACGGATATAAGTTAGATCCTAATGCTGACAAGATTTACAGTATCAACCAAAGATACAACATAGAAAAATTAGAAGGTAAAAGGCTCGTAAGAATGTTCAATGAGAGTGCGGTAATTCGTAAATTACCTCCTCTTAGAGACGCTATGAAGTATGTTAAGAAGTTGCATGAACAACATGGTTATGTTTTCCATGCAATAACTAGTTTGAGTAACGATCAGTATGCACAACATTTAAGAACTAAAAATCTTATTGAATTGTTCGGTCCAACACCCTTCGAGAAGTATGTTTATTTAGATACTGGTGCTGATAAAGACGAAGCTTTAGAAGAGTATCGTGATACTGGATGTTACTGGATAGAAGACAAACCTGAGAACTGTGATGTTGGTTCTAAGATGGGTTTAGAAAGTTTATTGGTTGCTCATGAGCACAATGCAAATTACAAGGGACACGCAACACGTGTTCAAAACTGGAAAGAGATCTATAAGATCATAACTGAATAAGGAGTCAATATGACTATTAAAGCGCCTAACTGGTGTCCACATGCGGTACCTACTTCAAGAGGATGGGAGAATCCCGTTACTGGAGAAGTGTATAAAAAACAAGTTTTAACAACTGAACAAATCGCTGAATTTTTTACTGCGGCTGCTCCTTCAGAACCACCCGTGGTTCAAAAGGTTGTTTTCGATTCTTTTGACGTAAAACCAACTTCTTCTATGCAGTTAAATGAAGTTATGTACGACAATAAAATGGACGAGAACAATTCAAATAAGGAATGGGCAGATTAAAAATGCTTAAACACAATGACTCCGCCACTGAACTATTGACTATTCTTCAAGAAGAGTGTGCGGAAGTCATACAAGAAGCCTCTAAAGTTAAAAGGTTTGGTCAAGAACAATCCAATATAAGTAGACTCGCTAAAGAAGTGGGTGACTTAGTTTGTATGATTGAACTTTTACAAGAATGGGAAGTTGTTTCTCATAGTGCTGTAGAAAATTCTAGACAACAAAAATTAGATAAATTAAAAATATGGTCTAATTTATTTTCAAGTGAAGAAGAAAGGTCCCTATATTATGACGACATTGTTGTCTCTGAGAACTGATAAAAACATATCTATCCTTAAGTGGATAGGAACTATATTATTTTTCACAGCTGGAATTTTACTAAGTAGCAAGATAGGAATAAGTCGATGGGGGTATATTTTATTCTTTATCGGACACTTAATTTTTATCTATGTTTTTTGGAAAGATCGTCCCATGCTTACACAAAATATTATGTTTACGACAATAGACTTATGGGGAATTTATCGTTGGTGGTTGATATAAAATAATATATAAATAAACATATCACCAATTTAAGGATAAATCGATGAAGTATGTGGGTTTTAGTGAACATTATCATGATGCTGGTTTTGTAATTATAGATGAGTCCGGAAATGTAGATTTTGCTACACATTCAGAACGATATAGTAAGAAGAAAAATGATCCCAGAATAAACTCAGAAATATGGAAAAGAGTTTGTGAGGGGGATCATATTTCCTTTTATGAAGACCACTCCTTAAAATTTAATGTTAGGGGTGGTCTTGGTACCTCAAACTATAGACCAGAAAATAATAGACATTTTGATATCTCGTATCTTCATCATCAATCTCATTGCGCTACAGCTTTCTACACTCGTCCTTGGGATAGTGTGGATGATACTGTTCAGGTTTCTATAGATGGAGTTGGTGAACTTCAGACAGCCTGTATTTTAGATAAAGATTTTAATTTAATTAAAGAATGGCATTATCCTAAATCTGTGGGTTTGATTTACACGCTAGTAACAACATTTTTAGGTTTGCGTCCCCTCGAAGACGAATATGTTGTAATGGGACTATCCTCCTATGGAGAGGATAAATTCAGTAATTGGATAATAGAACAATATAAAAATTTTTCTGATACCGCTGATGAAGTTTCTATGGGAATTTTGGTTGGTGATCCGGAAAAATCCGACAGAGAAAAACAAAGAATAAATTTTCGTGATGTTTTAAAACAAAAAGTCGAATCTAACTCTAGAGAAGATGCTGCAGCATCTTGTCAGGCATTTGCCGAATGGGCTATTATGGATATAATGCAAGAAGCCCGAAAACACGGTAGTAAGTTGGTGTATAGTGGCGGATGCGCACAAAATGTAATTATTAATTCATTACTTCCTAAAATATTTGATGAAGTTCATATCGCAGTATCCCCCACTGATGCCGGTTCAGCTTTAGGTTGTGCCGCACTTTCTTGGGCAAAAGAAACTGGTAAGAATAAACTTATTTGGACCCCGTATTCCGGTTATAATATCGAAAGAAAAATCAATCCCAAAAAAATTGTCGATCATTTAATAGAAAAAAAAATATGCGGTATAGCTAACGGTAAAGCTGAATTTGGACCTAGAGCTTTGGGCAATAGATCTTTGATTGCTGATGTCAGATACGATGTTAAAGATACGGTAAATAATATCAAACGAAGACAAATGTATCGTCCTTTCGCTCCAGCTATATTAGAGGAATATGTGGAAGACTACTTCCTTGGATGTACTAATGAATATATGCAATATACTTCTATTGCGTTACATGACTATAAGTCAGTTACTCATATAGACGGTACTGCTAGAGTACAAGTGGTAAAGAAAGACTGTAATTCTATATTTCGAAAAATAATTGAAGAGTATTATGAACGTACTGGAGTCCCCATGTTACTAAATACTTCTTTAAATATACGTGGAAGACCTATGGTCAACGACGAAAATGACGCTAAACTTTGGCAACAACAGTATAATGTAAAGGTATTTTAAAATGGCAAAAGCAACAAAAGAAAAAGAAAAAACGCTCACGGTAGATAGTGATGGTTCTCTAGCCAAAGCTGATACCAATGGTGATGGTCATGTAACAGAGACCGAACTGGAAATGCATATGGAGTTCAAAAGAAAAGAACTTGAAGATGCTGATGCGATGCGAGATGCACAACGAAAGATGGCTTGGTTCTCTCTATATGGAATGTTGTTATATCCTTTCGCGGTTGTTCTTGCATCTGTCGTAGGTTTAGATGAAGCGACAAAGACACTGGGTTCTATGGCTCCCACATACTTCGTTTCGGTTGCTGCTATAGTTGCGGCATTTTATGCGAAGGAAGCAATGGGTACTAAAAAATAAGGATTGATAGATGTCACATAAAGATGTAAATCCACATATATTATTTCCTTTTTTAATTTCTTGTGCGGCTGCTTTTATTATTTCCTTCGCATTTGATAACGTAAAACATAGAGGTCATAACCCCCAAAGTGCATGTATAAATGAGTGTTATGAAAGATTGTTAGAAAGACGGGAAGTTGCTAGGGTCGCGAAAATAGAAGAAGAAAGACTCATCGCAGCAGGCGTTATTGAAGCTCCGGTAGTCGTGGAAGACCTCACCCCACCTATGTGGAATGGATGTGCTGGGTGTCATGGCACGAAGGGTGAAGGAATGGGAATGTTTCCAAAGATCGCTGGTCAAAGTAAAGAATACATTACAACTGCTTTACTGGAGTATAAAAACAGAAAAGAGAGGGGAAGACAGTCCATGATAATGTGGTCACAGGCATCTTTTTTGTCTGATAGGGATATTGACACTCTCGGAAATTTCATTAGTAATTTGGAAAACTGATGACTGAACTCGTTACTTGGAGAGGAACTCCGGGCGTAGGTGATTTTATGTGGGCACTTAACTGCTCTCATTTACACTCTT